AGGGACAGTAGCCTTACTGCGCCCTGCAATATGAGGACAAAAATGTAAAGGGGAACACATGGCAGAGAACTGGAGAGAAACTGCATATAAATATTACTTTGAAAGCCATCTGCAGATCAATGATATTGAGATGCTGATCGGAATATCCAGACAAAGCGTATCTGCCTATTTGAAGACTTGCAGCGGTTTTTTGGAAGAAAAGCAATACCGAAAAGATAGAAACCGGGAGCTCCGCCGGGAATATAAGGCCCAGAAAAATCGGGAATACCGCAGGGCAGTACCGATGGGCATAACGGGAGAAACAATACGGCAGGAACATGAGAGGGCCGTCATGGAACTGAGCAGGGAACGATACCACTAAAAAGTCTGGATAAGGTAAAGATAAAATGGACAGTCTTGCGCTGCAATTTAAGAAGGAACTGAATAAAAAAGAGACTGAACGTGAAAAAAACCTGGAAAAAGGACGTAAAAATTTCCGGGCGTTTTGCAATCTCCACAAGCCGGATTTTTATAAACCGGAGCGCAGCTATCAAGATGAACTGTGCAATACCCTGCAGGCAGCCTACGAAAAAAAGATTGTAAATGAAAAGACAGGGAAACCGATTAAGTATTTGATTATCAATTTGCCGCCTGGGTTTGGGAAATCTTATACGCTTGCAAATTTTGCCAACTGGTGCTATGGACAGAATGTAAAAAATAAGATCATAACAATATCCTATAACGAGACAATTGCCACAGAGTTCGCCCGGACGACCAGGGATATGATACAGGAAGAAGATGACCCAGAAGCAGGCTCCTATACCACGAGAGACTTTTTTCCGAATGTGAAAGTAAAGTATGGTGATGCATCGGTAATGAAGTGGAGCCTGGAAGGCAGTTATGTCAGTTACCTGGCATCATCTTTTAATGGTACTGTAACAGGTTTAAGGGGACATATCATCATTATAGACGACCCGATTAAAGATGATAAAGAAGCCGTTAATGACACGGTGAAAGAGGGACACTGGAATTTCCTGAAGAATACGCTGTCTTCCCGTGCGCTGCCCGGCGCACTATGGATTATTGTTTTGACAAGATGGGCAACGGATGACCTGGCAGGAAGGCTGCTGGAAAAATACCCAAACAAGTGTCATGTGCTGGAGCTAGCGGCCCTTGATATAGATGGACCGGAAGGTATAAGTGTCTGTGAAGACTTATACCCTACGGAAGATCTGCAGGATAAGCGGGAAACGTTAAGTGAGGAAATCTGGGGCGCGAACTACATGCAGAAACCTGTAGATAAAAAAGGGTCACTGTATGGGGAATTTAAAACCTATGACGTAATAGATACAGATAAATTTGAGAGAGTCATCAATTACACAGATACGGCTGATGAGGGTGCGGATCTGCTTTGCAGTATCAGCGGTGGGCAGATCGGCAGATATGGCTATGTTACAGATGTATATTGTACAGATGAACACATGGAAGTGACAGAGCCAGAAATGGCAAGAAGGCTGCAGATAGCAGGCGTGAGGGAGTGCCTGATAGAGTCCAACAACGGCGGGCGCGGGGTTGCCCGGAACGTGATCCGGCACCTGAAAAAATTACGGTGCTATAAGTGCAGCGTGACCTGGTTTTATCAATCAAAAAATAAAAGAACTCGTATTATAACAAATGCATCCAATGTAATGGACCAGATCATCATGCCGGATGACTGGAAAAAGCGCTGGCCGGAATTTGCACAGCATATTAAAAAGTATCAGCGTAAAGGGAAAAACAGCCATGATGACCCGGAAGATGCGCTGACCGGATTTGTGGAAGTTATTAATGGGGATGTCAAAGGAAAGAAAAAAGCCAGAATCGGAAAGAAAAGAAGGCTTGGATTGTAGGTGAAATATGTTTCGGTTTGCGATTAAGGATTGCTATGAAGGGAAATTTTTGACGAAAGTCATTGATAGATTTAAATTAAATGAAGTCCCTAAATACAAAGAACTGGAGAAATATTACAGGGTACAAAACAAAATATTATCCAGGACAATGGACGGCAATAAACCTAATAATAAACTTGCGCATGGTTTTGCGAGGTATATCAGCAACATGGCTACCAGCTATTTTATCGGGAAACCGATCAAATACGAAACAGAAGACGAAGAGTATAAGGAACTTTTGTCCAAAGAACTGAAAAACAATTACATCCACAAGATAAATTATGACGTGTCAAAGGAAGCAAGTAAAAAAGGGATTGGTTTTTACCTGCTTTTTTTAGATGAGGGTGGGAATATCCGCATCAAGAAATATGATGCGGAAGAAATCATACCAATTTATTCCCCCAATCTGGGGGAATTTTTAGAAGGCTGCATCCGCATTTGGGAGGAACGCGATATCGACGGCGTACTGATCGCAGAATATGCAGCACTTTACGACAAGGAAAACATTACTACCTATAAAAGGACGTCCAGCGCTGGCACATACCAGGCAGTAGACATAGAACGGCATATGTTTTCCGACATCCCGGTTATTGTCGTCTGGAACAACGAAGAAATGGCCGGAGATTATGAGACAATTATCCCATTGATTAATGCATATGACAAGGCCCAGTCAGATACGGGGAATGATATGGAATATTTTTCCGATGCCTACCTGTGCATTGTCGGCGCCAGCGAATTGGTAGAGGGAAGCGGCACAGGAGAAGGGGAGGAAGATAATAAAAAGGCTGCGGACCTGCGGAAAGATAAACTCCTGTATTTGGATGAAAAAGGGCAGGCGTACTGGTTAACAAAGAATGTTAATGATGCGGCGGGAGAAAATTATAAAGACCGGATATACAAGGATATCTTTTTCCTTTCTCAGGTCCCGGCATTATCGGATGGAAGTTTTGCCGGTAATCTGACAGGGGTAGCAATCAAGTACAAGTTGATCGGCCTGGAAGAGCTCGCCATTATGAAGCAGAACAGTTTTGAGGCAGCACAGAAAAAGCTGGTCAAGCTGGTAACGGAATATATCAACCTAAGGTATAACAAAAATTTTGACCCGGAGATCGTGCAGCAAAAGTACGAGAGAAACTTTATTGCCAATGAAGCGGAAATGATTACAAACGCGAGAAATCTGGAGAATATCGTATCAAGAGATACCCAGCTGCAGATGCTTCCGGCGAATATTGTACCAGACAGCAGAAAAGAACTTGAAAAAATACAGAAGGAAATGATGGAATCAGAACGTTTGCCCTATGTAGATGAAATTTAGGTGCTCCTATGGAAAATTACTGGGAAAAAAGGTTTTTACAGGATAAAGCTTTATCTATCAATGCGACCGAAAAATACCTGGCAAAGGAACAGCAGAGGTATTTTACAGAGGCGGCGGGAGAAATTACAAAACAGATAGAGGATATGTACCAGTCTTTTGCAGATCAGGAGCATATCACGCTGGCGGAGGCAAAACGCCGGATCACAAGGGCAGACTTTAAAAAAGTAGATTTTGAAAAATTGGCCATATACCAGGCAAACCGGAACCGGGAATTAAAAAAGAAAATGGACAGCCTTCCGGGGGATGTAGTTGCTGCCATAGAAAAGCAGCATGCCCAATTTGAAAGCGGGCTGAAAGCCCTGACTAGAAAAGGGCAGATTACATATTTATCACTGCTTCAGCAGAACGTCAACAAGGCTTTACTAGACCTGTATGATAAAAACCAGATGAGCATTTATGATTTTCTGGCGGATGAGTATGAGTCGGCATATTACAGGTCAATATTTAATGTCCAAAAAGGGCTTGGATTCGGGAAAGATTTCGCGGCACTGAACAGGCGGGCTATCGAAAAAGCAGTCCTTACAACGTATAAAAAAAGCAATTATTCCATGCGGCTGTATGCTCACTGTGAAGATTTTACCAAAAACCTGAAGGATAATCTGATTATTGGCCTCATCAAAGGGGAGAACATCGATAAGATGGCCGCCCGGATCAGCAGGCGCCTGGATGTGGCTGCAAGCAGCGCCAGGCGTCTTGTACGCACGGAAACTGCTTATATATATGAAAAGGCAACAGCAGCGGCGTACCAGGAATGCGGAATAGAAAAATATGAATTTCTGGCGACACTGGATTATCGGACCTCTCCGGTGTGCCAGGAACTGGATGGTAAAGTGTTTTTTGTAAAGGATGTCATGCCTGGGAAAAACTATCCTCCTATGCACCCAAACTGCAGGAGCACTACAGTATGCCATTTTGACAATGACAAGGTAACAGAGCGCATTGCAAAGGACGAGAAGGGAAGAA